ACCGGGCGGCCGGAACAAACCTCTACTGGGTCGATATCCCATACACTGGCCTGATAATGCCGGGTGTGCGGATGGTTGGTCTTGTGCATGAGGATGGCGTCAGGATCATGGTTGATGGCGATTTCTACCGTCCTCCCTGTTGCCAGTTCCATGCCAGTGGACGCCCCGCCTCCGCCGGCAAAGTTGTCCACGATAATTTCGTCCAGGAGGTTGATCTGGGCCTTGTCCATCCCACTGTACGTTTTCCTGCTCATTTTTGTCTCCTCATTCATCTTCCTCATATCAGATGCGACACATGAAATTGGGCCTTGAAGGCCGCCACTGGAAGTTTTCTAAACGTGTCTTATTTAACAATCTTAACAAGGCGCGTCTTGATTGGGGTGCCACTCTCCTTGAAAGCGTTCTCGCCCAGTTCGATGACCTCAGCGCCGTGTCTCTCCAAAAACTCCCGGAAGGTCACCGCCTTTTTGTCGGAGCGGAAGAACGTGCTCTCACACAGCACAGAGACCAGGATACCTCTATCGTTCAGCAGCGCAAAGGCGTGGAGAACATGGGCGATGTCCTGGAACCGCGTAAACGGAGGGTTCATCACCACCCGGTCGATCCCGAGGGTGCCAACCTCTTCCTTGGTGACGGTCAGGAAGTCCAGATACTCAACGATGTAGGGTTTCCCACTCAGGTACTTGTTCATGTCAGGATTCAGCTCATAGCAGACCAGGCCACCGGGATGGTACTCCATGATGGCATCCGCAATCCGTCCGTCGCCGCAGGACGGCTCCATCACGACAGAGGATGGGCCGATTTTGTCCAGCTCTGCCAGCTTGCACATCCGCTCAATGATGGGCCAGGGCGTCGGGAAGAACTGATACTCTTTCTTCAGATCCCGGACTTCCTGGTTCAGCAGGACCGCCTCCAGCATCTCCGCCGGATCGTCACCTTCCTGGAACACATGGCTCTCGGCCTTCCGGTTCCACTTGCCGCCCATGTTCACCAGGACCTTGTTGACGGCCTCGTATACCTTGCGGTCGAGCTACACGTTGGGCAGGAAAAGCACGTTGCCCTCCACCCGGCACTGGCCCAGGATAACCAAAACATTCTCGGGGATTTTTGCCATTTCAATCGCACTCCTTAATTTTTATAGTTCGGGCACCTTCAAGGGGCCCGTCCAGCTATTGATACGCCTCGGCGGTGATAAAGCCACGCCGACACTGCCGATTCCTGCGATCCATGATTTCATCGAACCTAGATTTCAGGGCCGTATGCCGTCGGTATCTCCACGTTCTGACTCCCACGCCTCCGCTTCCTCCATCGTCCTGGTTGCCAGACCGTTTACTCCCATCTGGCGGAGTTTCTTGACAGTTTCCGGGTCGGTGACAACGATGTAGTCGAAGTCGCTGTTTTCTTCATCTCCAACATCCTCGTCTTCACCAATGACTCCATACTTCTTGAGGTCATGCCCATCGGGTGGATAACCCAATGGGCAGCTCCACGCATAGCAGGAGCCGATGAACCTCTCCCCCGCCTCCGTTCCTTCGTCCTGGTGCGGGTGGTCGCAGTTGTAGCCGTTGTTGCAGTTCGGCAGGAGCGGATCGTGATACTCGGCATTGTAGAAGTGTCCGCACAGATTGGCAAAAGCGTTTATCTCCAAAATGATGACCGGCTCCACTTAATGCACCCCCTCCGCAGTTCCTATGACGGATGTAATGGCGGCGTGGATCGTTTCCGTGTCAAAGTGCCCCTTGCAGGCATCAACGATTCTGGAAATCTCACCGAACGATAGGTGCCTATACTTCTTGGGGAACGGGTAGCTCTGACTCGTTTCCTCCTCAAAGACCATATAGCCTCTCACCCGCTCCTTCCCATAGCAGGATGGGCAGTAAACCTCGGACATCTCGCCGAGCATCCTGTGCCACTCCGTCTGCCCAAGGGCCTTTACAAAGCAGGCCGTACAGAAGTGTGTGAGGCAGTCCTCACACCCCCACAAATAGCCCCTGTGGTCATCGTGGATATCCCATTTCCCCTCGAAGCCACAGATGTCACAGGTGTAGGTGTCCTTCTCCATGCTATACATTTCAAGTTCTCCTCCTTTTTGCAGTCCGCCGTTTTGCCTTCCGGGGCGATACCCGCTTCAGGTACGGGCACCCGTTACCCATGAAGTCCTCAGTCGGTTCCCAATCGGACAGGACAATTTCGCCTATCACATCGCAATAGCTGTCGCCCTCGCCAATGTACTGGCAGTTCGGGCAGGTATCGGGGTTGCAGTACATCACACCACCGCCCCTTTCTGACACAGTCCAACTTCTTCCGCGACATGACCGACCTCCGGGCTCTCCTGGCCAGTATGCTTCGCCCACCAATCGTTTCGGAGCGCGTTGTACCAGCGGATACCAGTTCCATTTCCATCCCGGCCTGCATTAAAGCGTTTACCGCAAATGGCGCACTCCACAAACAGCCATCCACCTTTGGTGTACGTTTTCATGCGTCTGGTGTTCATATGTACCTACCTCCTTAGCAACTCACGCACCGGATGACACTTTCCGGCAGGCTGGGGAACACAGTGCAGAGGAACCGGTACTGATCTTCAGGCTCCAGGCCCAAGGCCCATTCAAGGATGCTGTCAAGCATCGACGGGGCCAAGGTGCAGTTGTTTCCCGGAACGTTGTAGTTGTCGTATATCCACTGGCGGAACTCATCGATGCTCATTGACTATTCCTCCCGCTTCTTTTGATGATAGGGTCAGCGGACTCTTTGATTCTCTACAGCAGGCCATCGTCATAAATGCGGTAGTGGAACGCTGCGGACACTTCATTCCTGTTCCCGTGGAAGTCCACGAAGCCTCCTCCGTAGCCCGGATTTCCACGGCAATCGTCAAAGAGCTTGTCCGGGTCGCAGAAAGTGTGACCCCGCTCAGCCATCTCCTTCAGCATCTCAAAGGTGTCCACATAGATGCCGTTGAACTTGAAATACGCTCCGCCGTTCTGGATGAGGAATGTCTTAGTCTCTTCGAGAGCCCTCTGGCTCGCTTTGCGGTCGTAGCTATCATGCTCCCTGTCACCGCCCCGGACGACCCGGTTCACGATGAAGTATTCCACGCCGTCCTTGACCATGAAATTTGGAGCGTAGGTCTGGCCGGTAAACGGCGACGGGTCCGTCCATGGCGCTTTGTCGATGAAGTCAATCATTCCTGCGCCTCCATGTCGATACAGTTCATGTCGTGCTGCCGCTTGATATAGCCCTCTGCTTCAAGTATTCCGAGCTGATGCTTGTGAGTCATAAGCGTGGCTCTGCCAGCATAGGCCCAAGTGACAAAGCCGTACTTCACAGCCAGTCCCATCACCTCGTACCAGTGGCTATCCAGCTCCGCGAGCTTGTCCATATTAACCTTCGCCATGCTGTATCTCCTCCTCGTCCTCGCTATGCGGTGGCAAAGAGAGCCACCAGCGCGTGTAATCCTCGCTCGGAACGCCGTCCTCGCAAAGCTCCTCAATCATAGGGATAAGCTGGCGGGCCATCTCGTCGAGGCTCATATTGGATATGATCTCCGCCCTGTTGGGCTGAACCTCCGGGCACCACATCTTGCGGGCGTTGGCGCAGCCTGCGGTCAAGTAGCCCATGGGACAGTCGGGGACCTTGCACCTGTCGCACAGTTTCATGGCTCCTTCCCCTCCTCCTCTGCGAGCCGCTTCATAGCCCGTAAAACCGCGTCCGCCTTGAGGAACGCCTCAATGAGCTTGTCCTCGGTGATGTCCTTGCTGGCCGCTGTGACATATCCTGCATAGGCCATCTGCGGCGTTTCCTGCTGGCCGTAGAAAAAGCACATATCCAGCGTGTCGCAGAACATATAGCTGTTCTTCACTGGGAGCTGCTGCCCGGCCTGCATGAACTGGACAGCTATCTTCTCCGCCCACGTCTGCGCCTCTTTCCGGCGCTCAATCCAGCGGATATGAGTGTCAAGCCAAGCCTCTTTACAGGCCTCGGAAATAAGCTCCGCCTGCCGCTCTGCCGTCATATCGTTTCCCCCTTCCTCTCTGTCGTGCTTGCGGGGTTGCAGGCGAGGTACGCCTCCCCGACCAGCTTGCAGAGGCAGTCCCGGCAGAGGCAAAACGAGAGGCCGGAGGAGCCACTGCTGACGTGAATCTCATAGAGGGTGTCTACCCTCTCCCCTACGCCTGTTTCTATAACCGTGTCGTAATTCCGGGCGAGACAGGCGTTGCAGGAGGCGATATGCTCGCTGGTGGGTCTGACGCGAATGCTTCCGCTCATTCCTGCGTCACCTCCTTTCCCTTCAAGCGCTCTGCGAGCCTGTGGGCCTCGCCGCCGATGTCGTTCAAGCTGCTGCGCCCGTCCTGCCACTCGCTGATAAAGCGGGCCTTTTTCTCCGGGTCGTCGATGGCCGCCAGCGCTGCCTCGTAGCGCCGCCTATCCTCGAAGCCTCCCAGCATGAAGGAGGCCAGCGCGTCTGCCACGGCCTGCGCCTTTTCCGCGAGGCCGTCGTCCGGGGAGCGCCCGAACTTCTCTGTGTACCACTCGACCACTCCTCCAAAAAGGAAGATGGGAACGTCCTCCCCGCCGTCCTTTGGCCTCGCTCTGTAGGCGGGGCCGAGGCAGAACACAGTCAATGCGGCTGCCTCGTAGTCCGCCGCTATGAAAGTGTAGGGGGCGCTGGGGTTTATCAGATCGTATTCCATCATGCGTTCTTTCCTCTCTTTCTGGCGGCTTTTATAGCCCGTTCGGATTTCATGCGTTCCTTGCAGGCCGGGCAGAACCACCCTTTTTTACCGACCTGCCACCCGTCTTGCCGGGAAAGCCTTTCCGCTACGGAGCGGGAAACTGTATAGTTTATCCAGGAAAGCCCCTCCTGTCCGCAACGGTCGCAGGCGGTATAGCAGTTATACGCCACCTTCCTCCGCCTCCTTCCGGGCCTCCCCGGTGCCGGGCGTGGGGAGCTGCCCCCACCGCCAGTCGTAGTATTCGGGGCTGTGCTGAACGATGAAGCTGTAGAGGCCGTCCCGGAACTCCGCCATAGCCAGCCGGAGGGGGTCGCTGCGCGTCGCGTCCTCTGCGGTCTGGTAGAGCCAGAAGTCGAGGAGCCGGGTGAGGTGGTAGTGCCAAGGGCGGGCGGCGAAGGTGGTGCCCGTGCCGTCGCCGCAAGTCTGGTACTCCGGCCCGTGGTGGACGGTGCACTTGCTCCCGTCGATGGTCGGGGCCTCCTCGTCGGCAGGCTCCTCATGGCCGCTGTAGCGCCCGTTGTAGGCCCGAACGTTGAGCGCATAGAGCCTGCGGTAGATCGGCTCGGCGAAGTAGGTGCAGGACTTTTTGCAGTCTTCCAGCTCGCGGTAGAGGCTGTCCGGGGCCTCGAAGCCCCAAAAGTCGTAGTTGCAGTTGAGCCGGGTCTCGACGGCGTTCGCAATCGCCGCCAGCGGCTCCGGGTTCATAATCAAGCAAGACATGGTTCAGTCCCCCTCCCTCTTACAAATCTCCGTGACAGCCTTCTCAATGCCGCGCTTGAGCCGAGGGTCGTTGAGAACATGCTCCGCCGTGTAGCCGAGCGCGTCCAGCGTGTCCTCGGTGTCTCTAGTGTAGCCGTACTCGTGATTGTCCAGCTCGTAGAGGAACATCTCGTAGATGAAGCCTTCCCCGGTCGTGTCCGCCGCGATAGCCTCCTCCATCTCCTCGTCGAGCCGATTGTACGTCTCGTGCAACAGCTCCGCGTCCTTCTTTTGGATATAGCCCCCGGCCCCGATGGAGTAGATTTTGTCGATGTCCTTCTCCGGGTCGAGGCCCCACTCCTCCATCATTTCCCGGAACTGCTTACTGCCGAAGGCAAAGCCTAGTGGGAGCGCGTCGAACTCCTTCTGCTGGCGCTGTTTCAGCTCTGCATATCTGTTCATGGTACATTCTCCTTTCACTTGAACTCTGTCATAGAGCCGATGATTTTCTTAATCCGGGCCTCGCTTACATGGTAGAGCTTTTTGCGGGTGGTATTGTCTATCATGATCTGCGCATAGACCATAAGGGGGAGCTCGAACAAGGCTGCACAACGGGGGTAAAGGCGTATCGCCTGCTGGCGAATTTCGCGGTCAATCTCGTCACGCCTCGTCATGGCTGCGCTCCTTTGGCTTCAATTTAGAACGGTGGAGCATTGGCCCCCCTATGCAATCCCCACCCGGAAAGCGGTAAATCCCACAAACAAATCCGTCAACCAGCGGCTGAATGTCTACGAGGGTTCCTTCGTACTTCCCGTGCATGATGGATTCCGGCGCTCCCGCTACCAAGTAACGCTTTGCATACTCAGTCATGGCCGCCCTCCGTGATATACTTCTTTTTCATGGCCGCGTAGAGCTTCGGGAGTGCTTTCCCGCCCTCGGAGTAGCCCCTCTCAATCTCCTTGCAACGGTATTTCGGGTACACCGGGTAGCCGAACTTCCAGAGTGTTTCGTTCCAGTCGAGGAGAATGCTCCCGTCTGGGCAACGGTAGACAACGTACTCTGCAACCTTTCTCGCCGGGGTCAGCTCATAGTTGGCCGCCTGCTCCGGGGCAAGGGGTCGCTCATACTCGACGTAGCCCCATACCTCCTGGCCCAGATCCTCGCAGTAGGTCTTGCCGTCGTAGTTGTGGATTTCCAAGACCTTGTTCCCCTCCGGCTTGGGGAAGCTGCCCGGCGTGACCGGGCGCTGGGTACTGTAATACCTCATAGGTTACTCCTTTCCGGCCCTGCCTTGGTTAAGGTGGGTTTCTAACTTGTGATATGTGTCGTAGTCGCCGTCGAATCCATCCGGCCCAAGAAGGAGAAGCAAGTTAGCCGCTGACCGCTCACCGCACTCTTGCGCATACTCAATGATCTCCTTTTCTCCGACGGGAGGAAGCCCTTTGTCGGGCTGTTTCGGGTGGTAACGGACGCGGAGCTTCGCCTCCGCCGTGTCGATGGCCGCGAGTACCTGCGCAGCCCGTTCCGGGTGGTCTGTCCTGCCACCCTCCCGCTCCTTGATGATGGAGTGCTGATAGCAGGCGAGGGCCACAAGCATGGTATCCAGCTCCTCGTAGGTGAAAGTGATCGTGTAGCGGTCGTCCATCTTACCATTCCTCCTCGTCTTCCTCCGGGTCGTCCCGCTCTTCCTTGCTGTCGCGGCAGTCCCACATATCCTCGGTATTAGGGGTCGTTTTCAGCTCCGGGGGTTCATCGAGGTAGGCGAGAACCGCCTCCTCAAGGGCTGCAACCGCCTTGTCGTAGTGGTCGTCGTCGCGGATTCCCCACATATCGAGGACGGCCTGCTGGACGCGGCTCCCGGCCACCTCGCCGAGATACCGCGCCGCCGGGTTGCAGGTCTCTTTGCCGTAGCCCACGCCGACGTGATCGCCGTCGTTATAGTTGCGGTAGCCAATCCGGGAGACGGCCCGGATGATCTCTCCGGCTACGGTGTCCGCCTTACCTTTGGCGGGTACAAGCTCCTCAAAGAGGGAGTTGATTTTGTCCTCTGCTGCTGTCATGGTGGTTTCCACTTTCTGCCCTGCCATCGTCAGGCCGAGTAGGGTGGCTCCCGGCGACGGGCTTGCGCCCGTTTCGGCTTTACTTGTTCCATCTACCGTCGAAAATCTCCTCGGTGGTTGTGCCGTCCCGCCAGTAGACGTTCTTCCGCACCCAGCCGTCGCTCTGGAAGGTGACGTAAACGATTTTGTCGTGGAAAATGGAGATGGTGGTGTCCTCCATATCCTCGTTGGTGCCGAGGAGCATGGTGTCGCTGTCGCTCTTCTCGTCCATCAGCTTGAGCATAGCCTTGTAGTCGCTGAGGTAGAAGGTGAACGTCAAACTTTCTTTTTTCATGGTGTTGTCCTTTCTCCCCGTCCTGCTGATAGGTTAACTTGCTTTATTTTGCGTCAAATATGTTTCCTGGAAAACGATTTCGGCCCGTTTAGCGTTATACAGTGGTAAAAAAATTATTGCTTGACTTCGAGGGCGTTCAACCGCTCCGCGAGGGCCGTGTAGTAGTCGATGTCCTTAGTGAGGTTCTTGCGCTCTCTCACAGCGTCAACGAAAGTCGCGGTCTCCGGGTGTTCTGCATACTCAAGGATTGTGGCCTCTGATACCTTCACCTCTCCGCGAAGCTTCTCCACAAGGTTTTCGGCCATCTGCCTGCAATCGGTCAAGTCGTCGGCAGAGACGGTCTCCTGTTCTAACCGCCGCTCAAGTCTCTTTGTGAGGGCGCGTTCGTTCTCAAGCGCGGAGGAAAGGAGGCTAATGTCGTTCTTCAATTGCTCAATGGTCTCCGCAGCCTCGTCCAGCTTCCGCTCCGCGCTCTCGTAGCGCCTCGTGTAACTGTCGCCGAAGTCGTTCTCAATGTTATGCTCCGCGTCCTCGAAGCACCCCTCAAAGGCGGTGGCGACGTAGCTCTGCGGCCCCAGCTCCTCAACCATCTTGCGGATGGCCGCCAGCGTGTCCCGCTCCTGCTGCTTGGTGGCGCAGGTGTTCTCGCGGTGAATATCAACGCTCTGAACGGTGAAGCCCATGCCCTTGTGGGAGGCGTTAAAGGATTTCCGGGCGGCGGATTCTGTGCGCTCGGTAACGTAGGCGTTGGAAGTCTCGCCTGTCTCGGTGGTGTAGGTGATTCTGTAGTCGTTCATGATTGTCCCTCCCTTACTGGTGCCCGAAAGTAACGGTGCAGACCCGGTTGACCTCAAAAGCGATGTCCTCGACCCCGTAGCCGTCTAGGTCTTTAGAGGCGGTGTGCTCGAAGATGTCCTCCGCAATCCCAATGATGTCCTCGGTGCAAAGATTCGTCTTGTGCCCAGCTAGGTCATGCAGCAGGTGGCTGTACTCTTCGTTGTCCCCGGATGTGTACCAGTTCTTGCTGATGCACAGGGAGCGGAGACTGGTAGCGGACAGACGGCGGCACTCTTTGTAGGTAGCGTTCATTTACAAATCCTCCTCGCGTCACATCGCTTCGACTTCGTAGTTTTATTGATTTTCTATGATTTTATTGTAGCGCAGGAGAAACTTTGTTGACAAGCGAAAATCTACGATTTTGCTAAAATATTTTTGAAACCTACTACACCGTAACATAGCGGGCAAAAAATTAGCCCGCTATGGGCTGAAGGACGAAATCCGGGTGGAGGGAAAGCCACCGTCTGCTCCATTCGGTCCCATACTTGAACTGGATGGCCGTATCATACTGCCACTTACGCTCGTTCTCGACTTCGTAGTTCCAGTCGCAGGATTCCATGTACTCATCGGAGTACCAGTGGAGGTCGCCCATCTCGGTGTCCACTTGGTCATCGGCGCTGGACATCTCGGCGTACACGGTGTCGGACATCTTCGGGAAAGGTTTACCACTCAGGATTTCTTCGGCGTTGATGCAGGCCACGCTGCCGTCCTTGTAAATCAGGTGGTAGCGCTGGTCGTTCTGCCACTGGTCAATGCCCCGGCCGATAACTTCGATACGCCGCTGGTCATAAGCCTCATTCGTGGTTCTGAAGGCGTAGGCCCTGTACCAGTCATCCCCCGGCAGATCAGCGTACTCAGCAAGGGCTTCCTTCCGTCTGGCCTCCAGCTCTGCCAACTCTGATTTGAGCATAGCCTGCATATACGGCTTGTTGCTGCTGGTATCCTTCATGTCCTGCTTGATGGTCTTCAAAAGATTCTTCAACATTTCAGGCACCCCTTTCTATCCTGATGGCGGTCAGTCCGCCACGCCCACTTCACCGCTGTCCATTATCTTGATGATGGCGTCAATCTCGCGCTCCAGGAACCGAAGGCAGGCCCGCAGCACATCGTCCAACTGTTCCTTCGTGACCACGACCTTCATTGCAAGGGACGGATGCCCTGGAAGGTCATTTTAAGGCCATGTGGGCGCGGTTTCTTATGGTGGTATAGTTGTTGGGTGGATACTTACCGATGCTTCTACCGCCTCCCTATCCTGCAAGGGAGGGCCATAACTATCATAGTTGGGGTGAGGGGAGAAAACAAAAAAGGCCCGGCCCGGATGACAAGCAACCAGGTCAGGCCTGACAATTCAAAATATCCCACACGATTTGTGTGGACAGTCCGCATCCTGTCCCGCAGAACATCATGTGGACTGCCAAAACGCTACGAAAATACGTGCAAAAATGTGATGCCACCTATAAGCGCGTAGGAACTCGTATAAGGCAACTTTGTTTTTGTGAGTATAAGTATATAGGATGCTGCGCTTGGAGCGATTTTCCTTTTTTTGCCGTTCTAAAATTCCTCTGGTTTAGCTCATATATACACGTTTTATCGTCAAAATGTTGAAATGCGCCTTATATATGCAAAAAAACCCCCGGCAGCAGACCCGCAAGGACCCGCCGCCGGGGTGATTTCTCGCTTTTGTTCAGACAAATCTATGAGGGTCCAATTTTAGTGCGTCGCATACAGACAGGCCAATACGCAGGCTTGTCGATGCCATGGACCGCTCACCGCTTTCCAGCCGTTGATACTGACGCAGGAGAATCCCCGCCGCGTCCGCTACCTCTTTCTGTGTCATGCCAAGCCCCTCCCGTTGATGCCGGAGATACCCGTAATCCGGTATCATCAATGTGAAGCCCCGCAATTCGCTTGGCAAATTTTCGTCAAAATACAGCTTATCATTATACTCCATTAGGTTGTCCTCCTTTACGTCCAATTGGACGTTTATACACCTATTATACGTCCAACTGGACATAGCGTCAACCCATAAACGAAAAAAATCCCCCAGCAGCAGGTCCGCAAAGGGCCCGCCGCCGGGGGATTTCTCTTGACCGAATTGGTCTATTTTTTCTTAATGCCGTTGAGCTGTTCGATGGTCTGTCGGAATTTATCAAACCCGAACATGGCCGCGTAGGCCACAAAGACACCCAGGATGATAGCGCCCGCCACCATATACCACACCACGGCAATGCCCATGATCTGGCACACAGCCAGGAACACCAGTAGCGTTACGATCATTGCGACCGCAAATGCCAGGAGGTTTGTCGGCAGCTTCCCCCAGGTCAGCTTTTTCAGGACCTCAACGGTGATGTTGGTAATCACCATAAGTACCAGTACCGCAGACAGGATGATGGAGATTACAACGGGAATGTAGCGAATCAGGTTTTCCATGATGATTTTCCTCCTATTATTTTTTCAGATACGCCATGGAGCAGTACCCGGTGTAGGTCTTGCCCCCGGCGCTGTACTGAACGTACAGCCACTTCTTGCCGCCCACGGTGTTGTAGTAACCATAGTTTCTCACGGTCCCTCCCTTGGGGACCACCACCAGCACGGCCTTGTTTGTACCTGCCCCGGCCCGGAGGTTCAGGTTTGCCGTGGTCCGGTAGGTCCCGGCCAGCGCTTTGTCGATGTACCGCGCCGCCTCCACCTTCACGGATGCCGTCGCAGTCGGCTTGGCAGCAGCCGCGCCGGTGTTGCCGTTGTACTTCGGCCAGTAGGTATCGCGGGCAATCTTGCCGCGCTTCTGCGACGTGGCCTCGGTGTTCGCCGGAATCTCAAACTTCAAGCACCAGCAGTATGCCGCGTTATACGCGCCGTCGGCGGTGTTGTCAACGCTCCTGATGTAAGGCAGCACGGCGCTGTAGCTCGTTTCCAGTTCGTGTTTCATGTACCAAAGCTGGCCGTCCATCACGGTATAGTCCAGCCCATTTGCGGCACACCAGTTTTTCAGGTTCGCATACCGGCCCGCGTGCCACTGGCAGATGCCGTAGCTCGTTCCGCTGTCTCCAATAGCGCCGGTCTTGAAATTGCTTTCGCATCCGACGTTTGCGGCGGCGCCCAGCGCTCCGGCCAGGTTCAGACCCAGCACTTCCCGGCAGAAGTTCACAAAGGTTTCCTCGTTGGTCTTGCCGACGGTGTAGGTTTTCGGTGTGGTCCCCGCCGCGCCCGTGGCCTTGGAAGCGTAGTCCGGCACGCCATAACCCCGAATATACCGCCCGTTGACCTTCATCATCCGATAGCCCACCGCGTTTGACATATTCCCTTCGATAACCTTCATGTTGTTTCCAACAACATAGACCACGATTCCCACATGGTCCGCCGCGCCGGTACAGTCCCCCGCGCCGCTGTCCTGCCAGTCGTAGAAAATATAGTCCCCCGTGCTCGGAATGTAGGCGTCGTTTTCCTTCCAGCGGCCCAGTTTTTTGAAGAGCGCGATATGTTTTTCACATCCGCACTCTGTCGGGATAATGTCGGTGAGGCCCGCCGCTATAGCGACCGCGCTGGCAAAAGTGCTGCACCATGCGTCGGTGTACTTGACCTTGTAGCCCCGCGCCAGCGGCTTGTGGCTGTTATAGAGGTCGATGATTTTCTTGTGGCTCCCGTTGCTCTCCTTGCAGCCGATATAGCTCTGCGCAATACCGACTACCTTGGCCCTCAATTCCTGTTCTGTCACAATGAAAGCTCCTTTCTACTGGCCCGCGTCCGGCGGCTCTTCGCACTCCGGCTCCAGCCCGGCGGTGCTGTCGGTGGCCGCCGCTTTGTCCGGCCAGTGATTGTTTTTGCTCAAGTTCTCAACAGCGGATTTGACTGCGTAAACGGCGACCGGGACGATGATCTCGGCCAGCGCCACTTGGGAAAGGCTCTCCGCGATCTGCGGCTTGTCCAGTGCGGCCAGAATGTAGCTGCACCACACCCACGCAAAGCCGTTGAGGACGCAGGCCCACAACACGCGCTTCATCGTCTCTGCCTGCGGCTTGTCTCTCCCGGCCCGAAGCTCGCGCACTCTCCGGCGCAGGGCTCGGATGGTGTGCAGACTAAGAGAATAACCAATGGCCGCCCCCACAAGAAGAGTGGCCCCGGCGATAAGTGCCGTCTTCATACCTGACTGCCTGCCGCCCGCTCCAAATCGTCAATGCGGTGATTGGCGACCTTGATTTTTTCTTCTTGGATTTCGGTGCGCTCCTCAAGGCGGTACATACGCTCGACAAGGTTGTTGTGCTTGCTGACCTTATCCTCCAAGGCTGTAAGCTTGGTCTCCATGACGGCCTGCTGTTTGTCCAGCTTCGCGTCCACGCTGTCACTCATAGCCTTGGCGTTCTTGTTGCTGGTGTAAATCACGCCCAGCAGCGCCAGCCCCCCGGTTATAAGAGCGACAATGATACTTTCCATTTCTCGTACCTCCCGCATAAATGTGGGGACAGCCCCCTGATAATTGGCTGTCCCCGTCCAATGTTGCATCTCCTGATGCAACATTTCCGCTTATCGGAACACAATTCGAATCACGGAATCCGAAACGCGCTCCAGGACGCGGTATCCCTTGACAATCCTGCCGTCCTCCACCGCCAGCTCCGCGTCCGCCGCCGTGGCGATTCCGCCTTCGGCCACCCGGCAATAGCTGTCCGCCTGACACGTCCCGTCGTCCCGGACGGACAGCACACCCAGCATACCCACAGCGCTCCACTCCGGCCGGTCCTTGCGCTCCACATAGGGCTGGGAGGGATCGTAGTCCGGGTTAGCCTTGTGCCGCCAAGAGGCCGTTTCGTGGTCCACTACCTTCGCTGTGACACGGTAGAGCCTGCCGTCCTTCTCCCGGACCTCCGGATCTGTACGCAGGGCGAAAAGCTCTTCCTCGGTCAGGCCCTCCGTGGGGAGCTCTATCTCTTCGTCCCCCAGGTACTCCAGCACGAAACGGCCAAACTCGTCGTGCTGCCAGCGGCCCAGCCAATCCTCGTCGGCGTTGCCGATGATGCAGGGCTGGCCGGAGACAACGCCCAGGATGTAATCGCCGGGCTTGGCGGGGCGGATGTGCTTGCCGTCCAGCGTAACGAAGAAGCCCACGCGATCTTCCCTATCCCGGTTTCCGTCCGCCCACTCAAAGAACTCCGCGTAGTCCGCGCCGGAACTGTTGAAGGCGGACATCCCATAAACCGCGCCTGTGTAGGTGACGCGAAAGCAGTTGGAAGGGATGGCGTTGTCATCACTTTTTCCAGTCCATGTTCCATTCCCTAAAACCATAACATCCCCTACATTATTTTTTTCAGATGCGCCACGGGTCATGGCTTTGTTGTATTTTCCGCCGGCATGAGAACCATAATTGCCTGCGGCGGTGCCGACTCCCTCAGCGTGGGATGCTGTATTGGTTGAGGCGGTACTATATCCCTCAGCGTGGCCGTAATAGGAATCTACGGTGGTATAAGCTCCCTCAGCGTGGCAACCAGAGTAGCCTAATCCGGTACTGGTTTCTAATCCCTCAGCGTGGGAGTAGTTACCGTATGCTCTAGTATCCCTTCCCTCCGAATGGGCAGAATCGCCGTGTGCGATAGTGCTATCTCCCTCCGAATGGGTACACGAGCCCTCTGAGATAGTACGATTTCCCTCGGCGTGAGAGACAAAGCCTTTTGAAATGGTTTCGGAACCTTCCGCATAGCTATATTCAGTTGAGGCCTCAACGTCGTCTCCTATTGCTACAGAAAATTTCCCTACAGCTGTCCCATTTTTCCGTCCTAGGGAGATGGTTCCCGTAAACACTGGGTCAGCTGTTGGAGCCGCGCCTAACGCAGTCCGCGCCGCTGCCGCCGTAGTGGAGCCCGTACCGCCATTTGCGACCGGCAGAGTACCGGACACACCGGGAGCAACGTTTGCTGTGCCATTAAACGATGCGGCGGCGGTGCTGCCAAGATTGGTTCGGATTGTTCTTCCGGCAGCAAGTTTCTGTGCCGCCGCCGCGGTGCCTCCGCTTGCCAGCGCTCCCACATCCGCCGCCGCCAAAGTGACGTCCGCGCTCAACGCCTTGCCGTTGACTTTCCGCGTGGTGGGAACGGCTCCCACATCCCCTGCCGCCAAAGTGACGTCCGCGCTCAGCGCCTTGCCGTTGACTTTCCGCGTGGCGAGAGTGGCTCCAGCGTCCGCGGCCTTTTCCATGGCCGCGTCCGCCGTGGTTTTGGCGGTTTCGGCCGCGGCCTGAGCGGCCTGCGCCTTATCCGCCGCCTGCTGGGCAAGCTGAGTGGCAGCGGTGATTTCAGTACCGGTCACACCGGGTGTATTGGTTTGTCCAAATGCCATTTTTTACATTACTCCTTCCCTTGGAATATCCAGTATTGAGCCGTGATGCCTCCGCCCGGTCTGGAGACTGCGCGAACCCTGATTTTGCCCGCCAGCGTCTCTGTGATGGGGCAAAAGCCGCAGGCTGCGGCCGTTTCCATGCTGCCGGCGGCAACGGTAACGTCGGCCCGGTCTTTGGCCGTGACCCCGGCCACGGAGAGGTCGTAGCAGAAAGGATAGGCGGAGAGGGCTTCATCCCCCGTGGCGCCGCCGTCGGGTTCCGGTTCAATCCAGCCGTTGGCCGGGATTGTAAAGGAAACGGCGGAACCCTTCACGGCGTTTACTTCCTCCTCAATGGCCTGTGCCGCCGTTGCCGCCACCGATGCGGCAAGGCCGTGGGCCTTTTGCGCCTCCGCCTTGAGCTGCTGCAAAGTGGTGAGCTTGCTGCTCAAGGGTTGTTCACCTCCTCATAGCGAAAGCGGGCCGGAAAACCCGGCTCGCTCCTTGAACGATGCGGCGTATTACTCGCCGTAGACCTCCGTCAGCATAGCGTCCACTTCCGCGTCGGTGGCGATCATGCCGTCGATTTCGGACTTGGTGCAGCAGTTGGCGAGAGCGGTGTTGATGGCCGTCGTAACCTCGCTGGTTTTCGCGTAGTCACCAATGGACAGCGCGGCAATAGCCTCGGCGATATAGCCGACAACGGTAGTGGAGGCCGCGCCTTCCGGCAGGGGGCCGACCAGATTCTTGAGGTTGGCGATGGCCGTCTTGTTCTCGGTGATGCCAGCCGCCATAGCAGCGGCCTCCGCGCCGTGGGCGGCGGCGTAATCAATCAGTTCCTTATAGCTGTTGACAACGCCGTCGTCGGTGACCTTCGTGGCGAAGTCGTTGAAGGCCGCGTCAATCATCTCGGAGATGGAGCCGTCGCCCGTCCCGGTGAGGGTGTCCACGGTGTCGGCGGCGGTCTTGCCCCGGTTGACGGTGGTTTTCAGCGCCTCCGCCAAGTCCTCCATAGAGACCTCGGACTTGTAGGCCAGCGCCGCGAGGCCGTGTACGGCCACGTTTACGCTGCTGACGGAGATTGCGCCGTTCTCAGTGCCCTCGGCGATGAGAATGTCGGCGATGTGCTCCGCCAGCGCGAGCAGGGTTCCATTGACCTTGACGCCCTGGACAGCAGAGTTTTCCAAGCCGGTGACGCGGGCGCCCAGCTTGTCGGCTTCGGCCTTGTTTTTCTCGGCCAGAGCCTTGAGTGCGGCCAGTTTGGTGAGCTTGCCGGTATCGTAAGTTTTATCCATGATAGTTGCCTCCTTAAAGGTAAAATTTATTCATCGGGTGGCAAACCCGCTGAACACAAAATTAAGTAGCGCCGCCGGTGCCGTACACCTCGTCGAGCATGGCGTTAACGTTCTCATCCGTTTCGGCCAGTCCGTCTACAATGGAACTGCCGACCTTCTCAGCAACGGAGGTACTATCGACAGACAGCGTACCATCCGCTTTGACAGAAAGGCCCTCGCCCACTTTCACGCCGCCCAGGCGAGTCGCCGTGGCCACGGGAAGTGAATAAGGCGCTCCGACGTCGGCTGCACCCGATGTAGCGCACATAAGTGTCAGCGTTGCGGTCATATCGGCCGCCGGGACCGATTTCGCATAGACGCGCAGGGCACCGTCGAGGGTTCTGACCGATGTGGATAGTTCGCAACCTTTGGCTATTTCGAGGTACGCAGGGTGGATGCACAGGGATGGTACCATATTCTCCCGGATGAACTCATCCGGTATGTCCAACCGCAGGCCAGAAGGCTCATCCGAATCACTGTTGCTATGTCCATCCTCCCACCCCTCCATTGGGATAACGAAGTTAGGCATCACTGTTGTGCCCATATCGGCAATCGCTTTTTCCACCATCGCATCTACCATAGCCTGCACTTCTGCCGATGTGACGAACGCACCGGGGATATAGCCCAGTTTCAGATCCGCATCGACGAACAGTTCAATCGCCACCGGGTAACGCCGAACGTCGATCCTGTTCTCCTGGAAGGCATTGACGGGCTGCGGGCTATCTCCTAATGTGGCGTAATACAAAAGGACTTCCTCGGTGTCCTCTGTCTTGGCATAGATTCCAAACTCGCGGAGCCAGAAACCTTGCTTCAATCCGCCGTTCATGTCGTTGCGATACTCGATCAGCATACTGACAACTTGGTTATCGACGGTCGGGGCAGAAGACGATGCCTCCGCAATCGGATTCACCAGGTCTGTCATGTCAATCGGCTCTACACCTTCCGGCATTTTGCCCGAGCCAACAACGACCCGTGTGAACTCAATCGTCTGTCCGGCAATCAGACTCGTAATCAGGTTGCGGCCACCTGCTGTGACGGTTCCGCCGTAGTATTTCCCTGTCTCAGGGGCTCCGGTCGTGGAAACAACTTCGCTCATGTTCAAAAATCCTCCTTTTTTGATTGATATTACTGGATTTTCATACCATCAATTGGGGTCTCCATGATGCTGTAAATTGCACTGCCAGCCTTGACATTCGCGGCATACGAAATTTTCCGATCCACGGTCGGGGTGTGATCATAGGACACGGTTTGGAAGCCGGTACCGAGCTTCACTTTTTGGCTGAACCGATAATTACGCTCGACCCTTGGTATCAGATCCTCGGTGACACTGCCAAGTCCAGCCCCAAGATGCACCTCAGCGTCGTAGCCGATGGATCTTTCCAGCCGTGGTAGTATGGTCTCTGTTATCGTACAGCCAAGCCCACTGGCGATCTGGAGCGGCGCGGGGGCAATGGGGGTCGATGTCCTTGCGTACAGCTTCAGTGTAACGCCCGCCGCCCGAAGCAACGGCGTTGTGAACAGGGGCCGGGTGTCTACGCACCCCTGCATCTCCCCGGTATCAAAAATCATTGTGGCTGGCTGCTCTGGGTCCTCCGTGTAGTACAGGGGCCGGTCCCAGAACATCCGAAACGCCTTGATGATGTCAGGGTAGGTGCAATCGCAGGTGTTCTTCAAAATCTTAAAGATTAAGAACTGCCGGTACATCTCATCATCAATTACGTCGAACGGTATGGGATTGCCCACAAGCTGGCCTGCTTCCATACGGCTGAGGACCGCAATATCACCAATGCCGTCAAGCTGCCTTCCGATAGCGGTTGACAGGTTCCTTTCCTCCCGAAGCTGGACAAAGAAGCCGTACACATCCTGGAGCTGCTTGGCGAGAGCACAGTGCAGCGCTTGAAGGTTTGGCTTGTCCCGGAACTGTTCCAGGGTGTCCTTCTCGATCGACTTTCGGTAGTCAAACTCAGCCATCCAGCGCCACCTCGATCATTGTTTTCGTTGTCACTGCCCTCTCCCGTGCGGATACAACCCTACTTTTCAGGTCATAGGCATCCGGGGCCACAGTTCTGTCTGTGCTGGCAAACATAGCGATATCGATGTAGCTGATACCGGAGCATGAGGCATAGATGGCATCGAGGAACTTCTGGGGCACTATGGCATCGCCACAATTCAAGGCAGCCACCTGGGCTACGATGGTGTCTTTTATCAAGTCGGTATAGTTTGGCGGAAGAGCCTCAACCTGATGCTGGGTAATACCGACCCGGAACCAGGTGTAAACATAGGTCGGTCGGCTGAATCGTATCATAATGGGCTCCCCGTAGGCTCCGGGAATTTCTATTTCCTCTTTTCCGAAAGTGTTGATGCCGCCAGCCTTTGTTTTCAGGATCTGCTTTGCTATGTCGGTAGAACTGCCTCCGTCCACGACGATTTCTATGCTGTGCGGAGGCCTGCCCTGATCATCCCATTCGTGGCTTGGATTCTCATATGGGGCCACACTGGTTACACCCTGGCAATTCGACAGGATGGCGCTGCGAATGCTCTCCAGCATGCGGGACGACCTGTTATAAACCTTGTCGGCGTAAGACCGCCGGAGTTCCCTGTCGGTTTCCTGTTGTCTCCCGGCGATATATGGACAGAGGTTCGTACAGTTCAGGAAGCCGGCATGGCCCTGAACCTTGCAAGTGATGGATTCTTTAGGAAGGATGATGTCTCCGTATTCCTCACTGGCGAAGGTGATAATAGAGGTCACGGTCTCCGTGGTCAGGTTCTCCGTCAGGACCATGGCATAGCTTTTTTCCACGTTCTTCGCCTTGATGGAGAGCATCAGGTTTTCACTGTCCAGCTCCGTAATGAAGTCAGGATCATTCTCAAGCGCAGCCTGTAGGCCAGAGAGAATAGTGAGATCATCCGCCCCAGCTTCCGGGGTGAAGGAATACAGGGTGCCGTCAATAGACACTGTGTAGGCCGCTTGAGATGCCAAGGAAACGACCTTTACAATCGCTCTGTTAAAAGAACTTCGACTTATGTCCGCAGCGTTCAGAAGAATGAACCTGGTCTGCGGATTTGTAGCAGAAGCGATGATGGTCGAGCTATCTAATGGTGTTCCGTCTACTCCGGTACAGTGGATGGGGTAGTATGACCGGGTGGCAATTTCCCGAACAGTACCGCCAAACTGGCAGGCGTAGTCCAGGCTCATGCCCTCTGCTGAGGACGGGTACATGGCATCATAGATGCCTTTGCCAAGCTCCCACAACTCGGCAATTTTGTCGGCAAAGTTTGTCACCAGAACATTCAGCTTTGACTTTGGGTTCAGACGGGTGTTCACTCCCCAGCCTTCCGACAAATCAGTGTGTATCTCATTCACGATGGTATCCAGGCGCTTGATGTTCACGCCAGTCTTTGTGACGCCATACTCAGGCATTGATTTTCACCTCGTCTCTGATCGTTTCATCATCTGTGACGACCTCAAAGCGGACTGTAAAGGACCGGGTCTTCTTGTCGTGAACGAGCTGCACATCGTTCACAGCGGTCACTTCCTTGACAGACAGAATTTCGTTACGGATCGCCTGCCGGATTTTGACTATGTTCGGGTTTTTCACCAAGATTGTACCCCAATAGTCCAGGCCAATAAGCGGTCCGAGCCGCCACTCGCCCAAGAACCACTTTAGCCGGAGGCGGATGGCCTGGCGGACGCTTTGGGTCAGGGAAATATCTCCACCCTCTGAGATCTTGAGGTCGCCGCCTGGGTCAAGCAGGATGTCTAACACTTTGATACCTCCTTTTGAGATCGGTTTGGAAGCGCCAGAAAACGCCAAGGTGTCGGGGTGTCCGCTCTCCTGGTATTGTTGATGGGGGAAAATGAGGATCGCCGTACTGGCGCCTGTGGGCCTTCTTGGATGCCTGATTCGCGAAATTGAACATGAGCAAAATAAAACGCAAGGGCAACCTATGCTCTTGCGCTTTTCTCATATTGCATAATACCATCGCATGGTCAAGGCAACTTTTTGGCACAGTAGGAAGGTGTATCTTATCCACCAATGAACACATCTTCGCTGCCGTTCTGGACGGTTCCGCCTATCGAAACCGCATCTCCGACACGGGCAGCGGAGCAACCATTGATGAAAACAGTACTGCTTCCGGCGGCAATTACGTCCTGATGGCTTGTGTGTGCAACACATCCATGCGATGCGTAGTGGTCGCCGACTCGACCAGCCGGCTGTCCATTGATGAACACGTTTGGGCTGCCCTCCGCCAGCGGGACCGCCGGGCAGACGTCATGCCCTGTGCAGTTATCGCCTTTCCTTGTAGCCGCTGGCACGATGACCCTCCTCCCCAGGTGTTGGGCGTTGACATTCAAACTTTCTGCGACGGCACTCTTCCATAACCGTTCCTGCGCGTTGCTCACTCTCTTCGACTGGCAGGCCATGGGCTGAGATTCTGACAGGCATCGCCAAAACCTCTTCTTTGACTTTGGCAAGAACCTCGTCCAGCACAGAGATTGGGACACCATTGTCCTCAAGCACCAGCAGGATCTCGCACACAACAGAGTTTTGATTAACTACCCTTACCATTTTCTACCTCCAATCAGGTTGCTGACATGAGTAGGCCAAACCCACCATACAATTCCCGGTGGATTTCCCTCTCCAGTTCGTCCCTGTACATGGTAACAGGCTGGCCGTTCACCCGGATTTCTACCGTTTCCCGAATCACCGGCGCAGCGGCAGAGCTGACTACTGGCTGGGCTACCTCCGCCAGATGTGGCCCCGGTAGATAGCCATGTTCCTCCATCCGTTTGTGGTCGCATTTATCGCGCTTAGGACACACCCTGCATTTTGCAGATAGTTTCGACAGCCCCATATTCTTTTCCTCCCTCAGTTCAAATTAACTTTTCCGGCATTGACGGTAAAACTATCACTTGCATTGATGACAAACTTTTTGCAGTCAGCTTGGATTAGACCGTCTTGCTTGACGGCTATCCTGGTCCCCTCAACATCCACGATGATGGCATTCTGGTCGCAAGCCTCAGCCACAACGCTGTTTGCTTGGGCAAATAGACCGGGGATGCAGATGGCGTTGGTCAAGTCAAATCTCAGGTCGGTCCCCGTCTCCTGGCCGTACATGAAGTAGTCCAGAGACTGCTCAGAAATGACAAGAAGGCAACCATCCCCCTTCTTCACAGGGAATCCGATGGTCGTCTTCTGACTCATGTGTTGCTGGAAGACCACCGGAACGCCGGTAATCTGCGGGTAGTCGAGCATTCTTCCGCCCTTTGTCTTGAACTTCATGGAAGGCTTCACGGTGGCCTGCCCTTTGGCGGGGTCATAAGAAACGATGGTGCCTGGGACAGCGGTGTGGATGCCCTCCGCCGCTTTCTGAGCGGTTTCCTTTATCCGTGCGACAAGCTCAGAGTTCATACGCTCCCTCCTTCAGCCGACTTTTACAATCAGATGAACATGGATACCAGAATGGTTCTCGCCGACGTCCTCGGCCATCTTCAGAAACTTGTCCAGGCTTTCCATGCTGTCAACTTTCACCTCAACCGTGAAGTCTATACCCTTCCTGGGCGGCCTTACTGGCGGCATAGGAGGCGGAACAGGGAGCCAATATTTTGGCTCCGGGGCGCCACGGTCTTTCAATTTCATTACTTCACCTCCAATAGTCTGGCTTTGCATTGCCACGCCGAGCCTTCGGTGTCACCATCGATGGCGATTCTGTGTACCCGAAAATAGCCAGTCACGACCTTGCTCTTCAGAAAGATAAAATCGTCCACATTGATGGCGGCGTTCATCAAAAACTCAACATCCCAGCCCTCGGTGTCCTGCTTGCTGTCATTATCTGCGGTGACGGTGATCTCCTGGGGGAAACCGATCAGCCCGGTTTCCTCAGACAGCTCGAAAACCTCCTGACTCATAACGTCTCCTGGCTTCTTGATCTGAAGCACTCCGTTCTGGATGCTCCAGGACAAATTAGAGGTCTTGCAAATCACGCTGAGGGCATCCTTTGCCATGCCAACGAAGCTATAGCCGTTCGGGATGTCGGCAAACTCGGCATTGTAGGAGTAGGTCACGGGCACACCCATCTGACCTGCCACATCATCCAGGATGGTCTTGGCGTTGACCTTGCCCTCATAGGACAGCGAGACGTAGGTGTCCTTTGTGGCAATCAGGCCATCCTCTACCTCCACGGTGGTCTTCCGGTCGGTGCCCTCCATGACTGTGGACACAAACGAAACGCCGCCGGCAAAAACCAGCGGCATCCTGTTTCCGTATCCGGCATGAAGGGCCATGGCGCAGTCCTTCATCTTCAGCATGGCCTTGTGCTCATCGTTCAGGTTCCAAATGTCCAGCCGCGCCGTATTGGAGGTGGACAGATCTGTGCGCTCTATGGAGAAGGCGATGTGGAGCTCCGTAGTCTCAAAGCCTGCTCCCCCGGCTGGTCCTGCAATCAAGCGATATGAGCGTCCAAAGTTCTTGTTGCCCATTCTATCACCTCGTTCTTCTGAAAAGGGGTAAAAAATATATTTATTATATTATTATATAATACTGTTTTGTTATGTTATTGTAAGGCGCGGATTTCCTTCGGAAAAATCTCGGATGTCCCGCGTCCTGTCCCGCAGGACAAAATCCGGAAAGTGCCCGAAATTGTTCCAAATATGCTATCAATTAAGCCGTTTGCACAACTTATCCACAAAGTTCTATTTTTCGTTCACAGATTATTCAAGGGCTCGGTAGTCAGCATAATGATGACGACCAAGCGTGTTTTTGCGAACGATTCATGGGACATACCCTGAGATACTTTTGAGACATCCCGCAGACGGTCCGCGTCGCGTCCCACGTCCTGTCCCACGGGACAAAAATCAAGATTGTACCAAAATTGTTATTGAAATTCGCGGATTTTGCTGAATTTATTCACATATATATCATCTTTGCACTTTTGGGTCCACAACAAATCAATCAATAACGTGACATCCCGTGGACTGTCCGCGTGACATCCCGCGTGACTACGATATAGGGAACCGCACTGGGCCATCTACTCTGCCGGTGCAAAGATGAATTGCGCCTTGCCGTTAATGAAGTCTTCCCGGCCAACTGCCTCCAAGTTGCTCATACAGCCGAACACGCCGACTGGAATATCATCGCGCCCCATAAACAGGTTGAGGGGAAATCCGGGAACTATCTTGACCATCTGGACGATGGGGGCGCCTTGGGCATCGCTGAGGCCGAAATACCAGCGATCTTCGGTGTCGCTGTATGTGAATCTGATTTTGTATACGGTTCCGTTCAAGACGATGCGGGAAATGCTGTCGTTCATATCGGGAACCGATATGACAATGTAATTCATAGCCAGCCTCCTTTGAAAGTTACCGGCAAATTACCGGCAAATTACCGGCAAATTACCGGCAAATTACCAGCAAATTACCAGCAAATTACCAGCAAATTACCAGCAAATTACCAGCAAATTACCAGCAAATTACCAGCAAATTAAGAGGTGCTGACAACCGGAGTCGAACCGGTTCACCGTGGAAAGGATGAAAGACAGTGAGTAGACCGCTACTGCCAGCATGAAGGGAGGGTCAGAACCGACCCTCCCCATTTTTAGATTAGGCCGACACCGGATGCCGCGTTATACAGAATGGATGCCCTGGAGTTGCCAGACGAGCTACCAGATCCACCGGAGCCAGAGCTGGAGCCGGCGGACGAGCCTGAGCCACTACTGGACGCCCCAGAACTACCAGAGGAACTGCCAGAGGAGGTGCCAGCCGTCCCGGCGGAGGCTCCGGTCTTCCCGCTCTTTCCATAGCTTGCGGGAATCGTGGTCGTTTTGGACTCCGTGGAACGGACGTGTTTCAGGGTAATCGGGATTTCTCTTGCATAGCCGAGCTCATTGGTACGGCTGATGGTCAGGCTCGTGATTGCCATATCATCGTACTGGGAATCCGAGAGCGTGACCGATACCAGCTCCTTCTTGTAGTACAGATCCTTCAGGGCCTTGACTACCTGATCCACCCGGCCAGTGCCAGAACCGAAGCGGCTCTTGAACGTGACCGGGCGGTCAGACACGAACAGGGTCAGATTCAGGACCTCAGCGGATAGGATGATCGAATCATTGATCGTAAAGCCGCTTTCGACAACGTAGTCCGGGGAACTTGCCTCCATGGCATAGTCCATGTTCAGCAGCGCATCGAACTCGATGCCGTTGATGCTCGCCGGTTGCTTTGCCGCCATACTATCACCTACCCTGCATACGCCAGAGCCCTCGACAGGGCCCCGGTCATGTCATCCGCAGCGGAATCTGCTGCCTTTGAGATGTTCTTCTGGGCCGCCGCGTCGCCGTTGAACTCCTGATTGACCTCCGCGTTGAAGTTGATGACCTTGCTGACGGAGTTATTCGTCGTGGCGGTGCTGACCGTAGACGGGGCCGGGGCCACCGCCTGAACTATAGCCTTCAGGTCGCCAACGAAGCTACCTAGGGCCGCCCCCAGGCCGTTCGGGTCCTTCATCTGCGAGTAGACATCGCGCATGGCCCCGACTACGGTTTTCCGCATCTTGCTGATCGGGGATACGATTTCGCCCTCGCGCTTATTGTCGCCAATGATGACCGCCTGCGGTTTATTCGGCTCGACGTAGCCGCCCTGTGCCAGTTGGGGAACATCCAGAGTATTCAGCTTGTCAATGCTGACCCCTGGGATGGCATTTATAACGCCGATGGCGAAGTTGATTGCGCTGATAAAGCCGTTGATGATGCCTATGGCCCCGCTAAGAACAGCGTTAATGGCACCCCTCACGGCCCCGCTGATGGCGTCCCCGACGGCGGTGCCTATCGAGGTGAACAGATTGACGATGGTGTCCCATACGCCTTGGAAGAACTCCCCGACGCCGCTGAATACGGCCTTGATGGCCTCCCAAGCTGCCGAGAAGATTCCGCCAAACCACCCCACAACAGCACCGAAAACAGCCTTGATGCTCTCCCATAATGTCTGGAAATAGCCAGTGACAGAGTTCCAAATGCCTTTGATGGCTTCCCAGGCCCCAGAGAAATCACCGCTCAATACAGCTGCGACCACCGAGAAAATCCCGGCAATCACGTCCCAAACCATTTTGAAGTAGGCGGTAACGGTAGTCCAAACGGCCTTGATAGCTGCCCATGCAACCCTGAAGAATCCGCCGAAGACGGTCGCCACCACAGAAAACACGGCTTTGATGCCTTCCCACACGAGCTTGAAGAAGGAAACGGCGACGGACCACGCGGCTTTTATCGTCGCCCAAGCAGCTTTGAAGAACCCGCCAAGGACAGATGTAACCACCGAGAACACGGCTTTGATGGCCCCCCATACGCCTTGGAAAAATGGGGCAGCCATATTCCACACGGTTTTTATCAGGTCCCAGGCTGCGGAAAATGCCTTGCTGATGGAATCCAGGATAGGTTTCACACCTGCAACAATGCCATCCCAAATGCGCTTAAAGAAATCGGCAACAGGAGCCCACACTGCCTTTATCTTTTCCCATACGGAAATAGCCACGACTTTGATCTTGTCCCAATGCTTTATGCAGAGAGCGACAATGGCTATGACCGCCGCTATGGCAAGGACCACCAAGCCGACCGGGGACGTGAGGAACGAAATGGCGGCGCCGACTCCCTTCACCACTGCCGTGACGGTTTTGACTACACCGGTGGCTACCTTGATGGCAGCGACAACGCCTGCGATTGCGACCCCGATTTTGGCGATGACCTCACCAACCTTCACCCACTTGGCGGTATCAACCGCCCCTTTGGAAAGCCCGTCTATGAAGTCTGCGAATTGCGGTGCGATTTTCTTGATGATATTGCCTATAGCCTCAAAAACCGTTTTGATGGCCGCCCAGATGCCTTTGAAGATCGGAATGGCGATATTCTGGATGCCCTCCCAGATTGCTCCGAGAACGGTCTTGAGCTTTTCCCATATCTTGGTGACGTTTTCCCGGAACTTATCGCAATCAACGCCAGCTCTCTGCAGGATCGTGCCGATGAGGCTGTCATCCCCACGCATGAAGGCGAAGAAGTCCTCCACCAGCAGAACCAGCAGCAGAACGGCGGTGAAGGCAAGCATGGCTTTGGAACCGGCTAGGCCAATGACCTTCGCCAGCTTCGTGAATCCAGACACCGCACTGCCGAGTTTGCTGACGCTGAGTACCGCGAAAGTTCCGGCTAACGCAATTCCAAGCAATCTGAGTATCCTGTCTGCCCCACCGATCTTAGAAATAAAGTTGCTAAATCTCTGCATGAGGTCACGGAGCAAGGTCACCCCCCTTGTGCCAAAGGCTAAAACCTTCTGAATGGTCGGCATAAAGAACTGGCCCACCATCTGCTTCAGCTCCAGCAGCTTCGCGTTGAACTGACGCATGGTACTCTCGTAGGAGCCCATGCTACGAACACAGTCTCCTATGGCGTCTGGGCTTTGGGTGAGGATTGCTTGGTAGTTGACCTGCATCTTTGTAAGCTGGTCAAGCGATTCGTAGGTCCCAGACAGGCCCATATCCAGCATAGCCTGGGCCCGCGTATTTTCGTTCAAGACGGCGCCGAGCCCTCGGGCCGCCTCCGTCTCGCCCATGACCGCCTTAGTCATGCGCTCCACAGCCACGTCTTCGTCCATATTAGAGAACGAGGCCAAATCCAGGGCCAGAGAGGTCATTTGCTTGGACAGTGCTGCACCAGCCTCTCTGGACATACCAAAGCCGACCAGCAGGTTTTGCTGGTCGGCCAGGTACGTTTTGATGCTGTTTTTGTTACGGCCTATGGACTCTGCGAAGTCCTCACACCATTTGTCCACTTCTTCCCTGATATCGCCGAAGACGACATTGAATTTGTTCTCCATTTCTTCAACTTCGGAGGCCAGGGCCACGCAGTCTTTAATGGCGGAGGAAATGCCAGCGACGGAAAGGGTGAGGCCGATGGCTCCCAGGGCTTTAGAGGCCATGTTTTTCAGCTTGTTTACGCTGTCCTCGACCTTGTTCTCAGAGGACCTGTCAACCTCATAGCCAAACAGAATAGCAATATCTCTGATGGTAATACCGGCCATTTGCCTTCCTCACCTCCTGTTCGCTTCTGCTTTTAATTCTTCAGCACGAGCCGCCTCAATGTCCTGCTCCATATCGAACAGGGCGTACAATTTCAGAGCCTCATCCAAGGTGTACACGTTCTTCATCTCGAACATAGATGCCCTCTTGTTGCTGATGAGGACATAGATCTTCAGCTCAAGCTCTGTGAATCGTCGCTCGTCGAAGTTCCCGTATTTTCTGATGTCATTCGCTCCAGCTTCTCCACGAGCCCGCTTAGGCTGCCAAATTGGCTGGCGATTTTCTCGAAAAAACCGGCAAAGTTGAGCTTGATGACGTGGTACGCCAAGATGAACATATCCTGGATGTTGCCGCAGAAGATCTCGTTCAGGTCGTTTTTCTCCAAGGGCTTGGGCTTTTCATCGTCCATCCCTTCGTAGGCGATGTTTCGATTGTCGATAAGCAGCTTCCGCATGAGCTTTTCCAGCTTGTCGCCGTTGATTGTAGAGAAGGCCCCCGAAATGGCGGGGGCCACATCCGTGTCAAGGACACTGCTGCTCTCGTCCTCTTCTTTGAGCTGGTTTACGATAATGGGCGCTAATGCGGTGAGAAGCGGCATAGCCATGTTTGCCAGATCGCCAGTCATGTTGGCGGCGGTCAGGGCCGGGAACGGTCGAATGTAGAAATTGTAGTCACCGATGGACACTCTAGTGGCTTCTTGCTGTTTCATGGTACTTCATCCTTTCCTTGCCCGCGTGGGGGTTATTCGTCCAGCGTTGCCTCGCCGGTCTGAATATCCCACTCGTTGTTGTTGGTATCCTTGCCTCTGGTGCGGCTGGCGGGTTTCGTTACCCATGCCTGGTCGGCCTGGCAGAGCAGCCCGCCCTTCAGGTCCTTGACCAGAATGGGGAACATCCCCTCGCCGGTCTTTTCGTCCATGTTGAACTGATTCTGGAAGAACGAGTTGCTGTCCGAGGTCTGCAACAGCGTGATTTTGATGATGTAGGTGTTGTTCGGACTGACCGCACGGGCGATCTCTCCGTCACAGCCGTGCTTCATCGTAATTCCATCGCCGCCGGGCTCAATGGAAACGAAGCTGTCATCGGCCAGGCCGGTGACGAGGTGGATGCCGCAGGAGATCGTGACCTCCCTGGCGGCATAAGTCTTTACCTGTCCCATGATTCAATGTCCTCCTTTCTTACAAAACCAGGCTCTCATAGGTCAGACAGCCCTTGATCTCGACCATATGGATGGCGCCGGCCAGACGGGCCGTGAAGCTACAGTCGGTCAGAACACGGGATGCCTTCTGGGAGCTGGTCAACGAGGACGACAGGGGAACGGAGGTGGTGAAACCGGGATTCGGGTTGCCGTCCTCATCGTACTCCGTGGGCGCAATGCCCTCGTACTTCTGACCGTCCTTCAGGGAGGCAATCATCTGGTTCTGGACCAGGGCGATGCCACCGTCGGTGTAGGGGACCTTCGGATTCACGACCAGCAAGTTCACCACCCTGACCTGCATATCGTTCTGGAGCCAGTCCCGGAACCGAACAATGTCAATCCACTCCCCGCCGTTGGTCTTACCGCCTTGGGTGATGTTCTTGCCCGCTACGGTCATGAGATGGCTGATGTTGGCCGCTTCCAGCTTCTTGATGAAGGTGCTGGACAGTTTCGACGGCGTGATGGTGGCAAGCTGCTTCAGCGCCCACGTATCCTTGCCGGCATGGAAGTTCATGGCCTTGGCCGCCATAGCTACCGCAATGCCGTACTTATTCTCCTCCGGAACCTCTGCGTCAGGCTGGTCGGGAGTGACCTTCGGATAGACTGCAAAGCTTCTCAGGTACAGACCAGTCGTGACAATGGGGTTCTCGGGGTCGTCGTCGTTGTAGCCGCAGATCTTGTTCTGGGTTTCGGTCCACTGGATGATCTCCTTGACTTGGGACTTGTCTAGGCCGACCGGGCAGATGCAGTACCAGCCGTTCATACTGAGGGCGTTGGTCAGAACCTCAGTGGCCGACTGGATGACAGTGACGGCCGGCGACTGCTCCTCGCCGCTCTCGGGCGGGATGACTTCCTCCTCGCCGGCACAGGCGACATAGACCTCATGCGGCTTGGGGGACTGGGAAAATGCCACGCGAACGGCAACCCCGATGGGGTCCGTATTCTCTCCGGTGGCAACAAAGCCCAGCTCCGTCAGTTCGTCCAAGCTGTTGTACACGCCAATGGCGGGAACAGTTCCCTTCGGAGCTTTGGGAGCCGGACCGATGATGAGGATGTTGTCGAAGTTGGCATCGTTAGAGATCGGGGACGCGAGGGAGATGTCAACCGTACAAATCCTATCCAGGTTAGAGCTCATTCGTCTTCCTCCTTCTTAACGGGTATATCATTGATCTCCACGTTGGTGAAGTAGCCGGTCTGAGTTTCCTCGACCAGCTCCTTGCTTCGCCCACCGCTGGGCGATGGTTCATAAACAGGCTCGACGGTGACATCATCCTTGGAATCGTCCGGCACAAAGTAACCGGGCTCCGATCCATCGCCGTCCTTAGAAGGCGTTGTGCTGGGGGTGTCCGGGTCGATAGGCTCTCCGGGTTCCGCCTCCGGCTCGCAGGGATGCTTAATGCTGCTCTCCCCTTCGACACCGGAATGGCCGACCGCCTTGTGGACGAAGCAGAACGTGAGCTCAGCCATAGCCCGGAACTCAAAATCGCTGTCGGTTATCAGGGCGGTGAGATCCTGAACCACGCCCGTAGTCACAATGGAAACATCCAGGCGAAAACACCAGTTGGTGACATACGGTGATTCCAGGTAATCCAAAAAGTCAGTCATATCCTCGACCGCTGTGTTAACCGATGGGACATAGCCAGACTCATCCGGCTTCCCGGCCCCGCCCTTTGTATACAGGTCGATTTGGACCGGCAACCGGGTCTGGTAGTAGCTGACTACACGGTCGGCCACTAAGCGTGTGGTTGGGAACAGATCCCGAACTGGGGAGCCGGACGTAATGACAACAAGGGGAGCCTGTGGCTTTACTTTGCGTGTGCGCTTGGCAAAGTCCACGGTGGCTCCCGCGAAATACCGCTTCGTAATGGTGCTGAGGTGCTGAAGTGCTTCAGTATTTGTCACTTGGCCTTCCTCCCCTGCTTGAGAGGCTTGGCCGGCCCGGCGGGCGAAACGAGGTTTTCCTCGCGCTCCGATTCCCCGATGAGGCAGAACTCGCTACGGTAGTGACCGACCATCGTGTGGTCCCGCATGATGCAAGATACGCACTCATACCACCGGCCGCAGTAGTACAGCCAGTCCCCTCGCTGCCCGGTCTTCTGGTCGGCTACCACCAAGGGCTTGTCGCCGAAGGCTTTCACACGTTTGCCGACCCGCTGGCCTTCTGGCAGCGTCTTCAGGTCGTTCGAGTTCAGGGGCTGGACGTTGAGCTGGGTCTGGAAGTCAATACGGCCTTTCTCCCACCGCCTAATCCAGTGCGGACGGCGAAACATTCCAATCATGCCCATGGCTTATCCGCCCCCCTTGCTTTTGATGACGTAGTTGACCGACCGGCGCATGAGGCCGGTGTCGATCAGGGGCTTGTCGGAGTGCTTTTTGCGGATAGTGGAAGGCTTATTGGGCTCGAAACTGCCGTCCACGATTTTCTTCTGAACCAGCCCCTTCTGGAACACGCCGAGCTTTTTCAGAACATCCTCGGCCGTGGCGCCGTCCCTAATCCGCTTGAGCTGTCTGGCACACATGGCTTTGATCTTACCGGTGTTCTCATCCACGCTCTTGCGTAGGAAGGGACGAGCCGGGGCGGTCTCAGTCCCCAGTTCGTTAAACGCAGCGACGTTGGCAATGTCTACGCCGTCATCATCCGCGACCTCCCCGGCTTGGTATCCAACATGAACCTGGAAACCTTTCAGCTTCTCAAGCTCCGCAAGGAACTTTCGCCCCTCCGGGGTGAGCTCATCGTGTCCTATTGCCATTACCTCGCCTCCCCTGATGACATGATCGGAACAATTACTTGGCTGCGCAGGGCTTTGAACTGGACGCCATAAGTGCTCATTGCGAGGTCGGCATCGCCAGCGCTGCTTTGGGCCGCGCTGTTGAAGAAGCTGATAGAGGCATCTCCTTCATGGTACGAAGCCACCCGCAGGGTCTCAGCGATAGAACCAGTGGATACGCCGCCCTCCCCGCTTTCATCCACGACATCGTAATTGCCAGACAGCTTCATGCGGTGGGCAGTGAGCAGGACAACCGCCTGCTGATACAGCTTCCCGAACCGTTTTTTGCTGACCAACGGCTTCGTGAGGTCGAGCCAGGCGTTTATCTCCTTCTTGCTGACGCTGGAAAACTCCTTTGCAATCAGCCGGAACAGCTCAATGTCTGTCATGGCAACCCCGCTCCTTACTGCTCCGCGCTGGAGCCTTCATCGCCCTCGCTAGGGTCCTTGCCGTCCTTATTGGGGTCCTCGGCGGGATTTTCAGGATCTTCGGTATCGCCGTCCAGGGTGCTGCCGCCGGTGCCCTTAGAGGGTTTCCTGCCGCCGGTGCCTCTGCCGCTGGAGTTCTTTCTGCTGGTGCCTCTGCCGCTGGAGTTCTGCCTGCTGGTGCCTCCGCTCCTGGAGCCGACGCTGTCCTCCAGGGCGCTCTCAACAGCAAGCCAGCCCTTCCCGATCAGAGCCTTGATGGCCGGGGTGGCGACGAGCTGGTCGGTAGCGGGCATCGTGTCATCGGGCCGCAGGATGGTAGTGCCGATGTTGATGATGCGGTTGCTGGTATTCTTGATGTTCATAGGTAATCCTCCCAATATTCATGTGAAAGGGGCCGCCAAACGGCGGCCCCTTGGTGTGTGCGTGTGGATCAGGACACGCCGACCGCGATGAGGGCGGACAGCGGGTAGTAGAAAATCACGCCGCCGGTTCTGGACTCGCAAGGGACGGTGGTCTCCAGATTCTTGACCTGGGCCGGGTACTGAATGAAGGGCATGGGGTTCTCCAGGGAGAACTTATCGGGGTCGTTCTTGCACATGAAGGCCACGCCCTGACCGCCGACGGCCTTCGCGTAGGGGTTGGTATCGGTGGAATCCGAATCCAGCTCGGCGGCAGAGATAACCTTCTTCAGATAGGGGGCATGATCCAGCAGGAACTTCAAAACGGTGGTGGAAGTGTCAGGGATGCGCTTGGTGCTGATGTGCATATAGACATCAGCGGGGACGTAGAGGGTGTCGGGCCGCTCCACATTCTTGGTGGTCTTGGCAACCTGCTTGGACATCCCGTTGACATCATCCAGGATCTCGTCGGCCTCTTTTTCCAACCAGGAGGTCTTTCCCTTCGCACCGGGAGTGATCGTGTACAGGGGGACGCTTTGGCCGTCGGACAGAACGCCCATCAGGCCGCTATTGGCGTCGCCGCGCCACGCGATAGCGTTGTTCTCGGTCTCGATGGCCTTGCGGGCGGACTGGCCTTTACGGGCATCCAGGGACTTACCGGCCAGCCGGGAGGCCCGCATCTCCTGGGCGGAGTAGCCATAGCTGGCGCCAAGGGACTTGATAAGGGCCGTGGAGGGCTTGCCGATCACATCCGCACGGGGCAGATCGTCGGAGTAGTTGTCGATCACCTTCGCCGCGCCGGTCCGGTCGTAGGTGTAATAGGTGATGGTGCTGGCGCCGGCGTCCGCTTCAGAGGTAATCGGGAAGTTGCTGATGGCCGTGAGCTCGGGGTACTCCACATCGTAGGACTTGGCCTTGACATGATCCAGCTCGCGGGCGAAGAAGATGGATGCCTCCTCCGCGCTGTCGAAGCGGCAGCCGTCGGACTCCATGACGGCATCGGGGATAGCGGAGTTGAGCAGAGCCCTCATCTCGCCGCTGTCGTAGTTGATGTGCTTGTTCATATTCGCTTTCCTCCTTCTTACGCCTGCGCCTGATTGAACAGCTCAATCACGGCAATCTGGGCACTAGTGTCAACGCCGCCGAGGAACTGGCCCTTGATGGCGATGACGGCAGGTGCGGTAGCGTCCTCGCCACCATCGAGTTCGGCGGCGGGAGTGGCGGGGTCCACATTGGTGAAGTAGCCCGCCTCATCGCCAGAGACGATCATGTAGGCAAGGTCTCCGTACTTGGGCTCCGCATCGGTCGCCACGCGGGCATAGATCTTGCCGTAGCGCATGACACCGATGGCGACACCTTTGCGGATGTTCAGCTTGCCCTCCAAGTCGTACTCGGTGGTGCGGTTGTTCGTGGTGATACCCTCGAACTGGGCAGCCTCAGAATCCGCCACAGGAAGAGCGATGGTGGAGCCGGGCTTGCTCCCACGGACAACGCCGATGCCGAACTTCATAACACCGGACTCCTCCTCGTTGATGAAGGTGTCGATGGAGTGGGGCGTCAGATCGACAAGCCCCCCGGCGGAGCCGATGGGGCTGGAAAAGCTATACCTGTTCTGTGCGCTCATCTTACTTATCCTCCTTGTTCCGATTGTGCTGCCTGTCGATCATGGCCTGCCGGCGGGCGGCGGACGACGTGGTATCGTTCTCGGGCTTGGCGGAATCCTGGTTGAACATCTGGCGCTTCTGGTAGGAGGTGTCCTTTCGGCTCCCCTCCTGCACGGCCTTGCAGGCGCAGTCGAACATGGCCTCGATGTACGCATCGCCCTTGCCGTCCAGACGCATACCGGGGATCACGGCCTGGATTACGGCCATCTTAGCGTCCGCCAGGTTCATGCTCTCCAGGCCGTCCAGGTTCAGGGCCTGGCCGATAATGCCGAGCCGGACCCGCTGGCGGACGATGGCATCCACGGAATCCGCGTTCATCTTGGCGGCCTCCGCCTTGTCGGTGGACGGGATGGGATTGGTGGCACTGTCGGCCTTGCTGGGGGTGGCAGAATCGCAGTCCTTCTTGTCGGACTCCACAACGGGCTCGCAGGCGCTGTCGGCCTTATCCGCCTTGTCAGACTTGCCCTTGGTCGCGCTGTCGAAGTCCTTCTGGGCCAGCAGGGTGTCGATGATGTTGAACAGGAGTTCCATGTCGCCGTCCTGCTTTGCGATGACCTTCTCGGCCTCCTCGGTGGTCTTGGGGGTGCCCTCCGCGCTGCGGGCGGCTTTGGCCTCCTTGATCTGCTGAAGGGTGGCCTCGGGGCCCTCGTCCTTCTTAGCAGGCTCAGTAGCGGCAGAGGGAGTGGCCGGGGTGGCCGGGGGATCGGCGGCGTCTGTGGCTGCGGGCTTGGCCTCTGGGGCCTTGCCGCCGCCCATCTGGGCCTTCTTGGCCTGATACTCCGCAATGGCCTTCTTCAGCTCATCGGGAGACAGAACACCGTCGGTCCGGGTGGTCTTATCGTTCTCGTTCATTTTGCTTCCTCCTTCTGTTCTTTGACGGTCACGACCGTCGATATTCAGTCGTGCCTGCTCACCTGCCCTGGCCTCAAAGACGAGGGCGAGGTGATTTATACGGATATTGCGCTGGATTGCATCGTAGGGTTGGCCGTTCCAAGTACCAGGGCTCTCCTCCGTTTCCAGGTTGTAGCCGCAGGAGAGCTCTTTGAGCCCGGCCTCCTTCATGCGGTCCGTGTTGTGGATGATGATTTCGGCCCGAACATTATCGCCATCCTGGTAGCCCTCGGACAAAATTGTGCCGACCGCTTCACGCTGAACATTGTCCTTCGTGATGAGACCGGCATTATGCGTGATGATGATGGGCTTTCCGCGATAGGAAGCAAGGCTTTCCGGGGCGAATACCTCTTCCGGGAGGCGAAGCTCTCTCCTGACACTCCCGTCAGGGTTCTTGTACTCGAAAATACCCGTGCTGGTGAGAATCGGCCTGTCGACCAGGAACCCTTCCTCGGTGTACTGTGCTTTGGTCATGGGCATACTGTCCAGGCGTGTCACCCGGAGCAGTTTGGGGGGCATCTTAGTGCTCATGTGGCATCAGCTCCCTCTTCAGCTCCATCGCCTTTGACCTTGTTCTGGGAATCGAGGTTCCCAGGGCCGAATGCGCTGCCATCCGCCCCGTCAGCATTTCCCGTGCTGCCGTCCTGAGACTGCGAGATCAACTCAGTCAGCTTCAGGGTGAGCACCTGAGCGTGTTCCAGCTCGTCAAAGAGCAGGTCGCTGTAAACCGGTTCGAGGTTCCCAGCATCCTGTTCCGAACTATGAATATCCATCGCCAGACGCTCAATGTGTTCGGCAACTTTGGAGAGGTGCCTACTGACGCCGCCGATTGCGTATACGTTCTTCATGGCTGCTCCTTCCTTTCTGTAAGATTTGTGACGCCGGGGGCCCCGTCGCCCAAAAGGGAGGGCTCCGGCCCGTTTTCCTCTCGTTCTTCCTCATGGAGTACACCCCCTTATGTTTGAGCCAAACTTTGGGCCCTATTTACCGTAGCGGTCTCGGCGGAAGGTCTCCTCCCAGCCAGCATACTTGTCCTCCTGCTTGGCGGGAGATTCCTTATCGGCCTTGCTTGGCCGTGGGGCTGCATAGTCGCCCTTGCCCTCAATGACTGCCTTTTTCTTTTGCTTACTGCTCATAGCCGATCACCGGTCAATCGTATCAGTTTTGCGGTTTCGCGTATCAAGTTCCGAAAAAGCGGAACAATTACAGGTCTAGCGTATCAATGTCGAAAACAGGCAGAGCGCAACATCTACATTGGACATCTTGACCGGGGTGACACCGGCGGCCAGTCCGTTCGTCAACCACCGGAGGGTCGTTCCAGTGGAACCGCTTGCCGTTGAGCTTCTTGTGCCGGTCTCGAACTCGCTCGTCCCTGGAATCAGACCACTCGTACTCCTCTACCCCGGCGTCTTGCTGTTGCTTCTTCGTGATGTCAGCATTCAGCTTGCCTAGCTGGTCGCGGGCAATCAGCCGAGCATGGCGGCGGCTGATGCTGTAGGCTCGCTTGACCTCCTTCACGATGGAGGTTGTCGTTTTACCATCCTGATAGCCGGTCATGACGATTTCCCGCATCTCGCCAAGCGTTTCGCTTGGGATAGTCTTTATCAAGCCAATATTCATTTGGGTCCATGCTTCTAGGGCCTGACGATAGAACTCCCCGGTATAGTAGTCATCCAGGAGGTCTATGCCCAGCGTTTCTTTCACGGCCCGTTTCCATTCCCTGACATTGAGTTTTACCGTGAGCGAGGCAATCTTGGCGATACGGTGATACAGGTCGTAGCTGTTGACCTGCTTCTCCAGCTGGGCCCCGCATTTATCGAAGGCGACCGCCAAGCGTTGAGCAAGTCCGTTGGCATCATCCTCCCGCCAGTAACCGGGGCTCAGTTCCAG